TTCTTGACGAGTTCGCGTTCATACCGAATCACATTGCTGATGACTTCTTTGCCTCTGTTTATCCTACTATTTCTTCTGGACAAAGCACGAAGGTAATTATTGTATCTACACCACGTGGTATGAATCACTTCTACCGTATGTGGCATGATTCTGAACGTAATAAAAACGAATATGTGCCAACAGAAGTTCACTGGTCAGAAGTGCCTGGTAGAGACTCTGTGTGGAAGGAACAAACAATTGCTAATACTTCTGAACAGCAATTCAAGGTGGAGTTTGAGTGTGAATTTTTAGGATCTGTCAATACTCTTATTAATCCTTCAAAACTCAGAAATTTAGTTTACGAAGATCCCATCAAGAGAAATGCTGGTTTAGATATCTATGAACATCCAATTGAAGAGCACAATTACTTAATGACCATTGACGTTGCTCGTGGACTTGGTAACGACTATTCAGCGTTCATTGTATTCGACATTACAAACTTCCCATACAAAGTTGTCGCAAAGTATCGGAATAATGAAATCAAACCAATGTTATTTCCCAGTATCATCTATGAAGTTGCTAAAGGATATAATGATTCTTGGGTATTAGTTGAGGTTAATGACATTGGAGATCAAGTAGCAAATATTTTACACTTTGATTTGGAATATGATAATATTCTTATGTGTGCTATGAGAGGACGAGCTGGACAAATTGTTGGATCTGGATTCAGTGGTAAAAAATCTCAACTCGGTGTAAGAATGACTGCCTCTGTTAAAAAATTAGGTTGCTCTAATTTGAAAACACTGATGGAAGATGATAAGTTATTGACCGTTGATTATGATATCATTTCAGAATTAACAACTTTTGCACAGCGTCATAATTCCTTCGAAGCAGAAGAGGGATGTAATGATGATCTTGCGATGTGTCTTGTTATTTTTTCTTGGTTAGTCGCTCAAGATTATTTTAAGGAAATGACAGATAATGATGTTCGTAAACGGATTTATGAAGAGCAAAAAAATCAGATTGAACAGGACATGGCACCATTTGGATTTATTTCTGATGGATTTGAAGAGAATACCTTTACAGATAATGCTGGAGATAGATGGCACGTAGATGAATATGGTGATCGATCCTTTATGTGGGACTATGTATGATGAATTTTGATGATCAAATTGAACTGGAACATATTTTATTTTTTGAAAGAAAATGTAGATCTTGTAAAAAAGTAAAAAATTTAATAGATGATTTTTATTTGATAAGAAAAAGTAAGGGAGTTTTTCCTTCAGCATATTCATACGAATGTAAAGAATGCACGATAAAAAGAATTAAAGAATCTAGAAAAAAACAAACATTATCGACAGATTGGAGTTATCCAGATTGGTAAATGTTCATGAACTGTTTCCCCACTGAAAGTAATCTTTTTAATAAATATTTCTAGAATAATTCTGGATATCACGGAGAATTAAGATGCCACTAAATTTAGCATCTCCTGGAATTGTAGTAAGAGAAGTTGATTTAACTATTGGTAGAGTTGATCCAACTGCGGATGGTATTGGAGCAATTGTAGCTCCATTTGCAAAGGGACCTGTAAATATTCCGGTTCTGGTTAATAATGAGCAAGAACTCTTAAGTAATTTTGGTCAACCATATAACGCCGACAAACAATACGAACATTGGATGGTTGCCTCATCATATCTGGCATATGGAGGTCCATTACAAGTTGTAAGAGCAGATGATGCTGACCTCAAAAATGCTGCTGTTGGTTCGGGAGTAACAGTTTCTGGACAAACAACAATTTCGCCAACAAAAATTAAAAGTTATGAAGATTATGTTAATTTAGGATATGATGAAAACATTTATCCTGGAGTTACATTTGCTGCAAGATTTCCAGGATCTTGGGGAAATGGAATTAAAATTGCTGTCATTGATGGAAAAGCGGATCAAATTTTAAGTGGTATTGCCACAGCCAATCTTTCGGTTGGAATGGGTATTACTCAATCGATGGTTGGGAGAGTGACTGCTGGAGTTGGAACAACCAGTTTGTCTTTAGGACATTTAAGAGGAACGATTGTTTCGATTGGTGCAAGTTCAATTGAAGTTAAAGTTCAAGGTGTTGTTTCAGCAGGTGGAACAGAAACTTCGGTTAGTTATCAACAATTTGGATTACACTCCTTTGAATCCCGAGGAATAAGTGGTAATTCTCTAGACGCGAATGTTTCTCCAGTAATTGGTATTCACTCAGTAGGATTTTCAACAGCATTTGTTTCAAGATCATATGCAGCAAGACAAGATTGGTTTGATCAACAACAAATTGCATTAAGTTCGGGTAATATTTATTGGAATTCTCTATCAGATAGACCATCAACCTCAACTTATGCTGTTGCAAGAAATAGTAAGCATGATGAATTTCATGTGGTTGTAATTGATGATAATGGTAGTATTACTGGAAATACTGGAACAATTCTTGAAAAACATCTTTCACTTTCAAAAGCAAAAGATTCTGAGTATTCTGTAGGATCTCCATCATATTGGAGAAAATATCTTTCAGAAAATTCACAATACATTTTTGGTGGATCGCAACCTACAGGAGTCTCTACAATAACCACTAATTCTACATTTGAATTTGTAACTGGTGGTGGATGGGACCAAGAAACTTCAAATGTTTCGTTTGGTGCTGTTGGATCAGCAGTTTATACTCTCGCTGGTGGTGTTGATTATAATGGTCTGGCTGGAATTGGATCTACCGGATCATTAAAAGCAACGGTTGGAGATCTTTCAACTGGATATCAAATTTTTGAAAATGATGAAGAATATGCAGTTAATTTTCTTCTGATGGGTGGTGCAGGGTATACAAAAGAAGATGCCCAAGCATTAGCATCAGCAATAATTTCAGTTGCTGAAATTAGAAAAGATGCAATTGCATTTATTTCACCAAATAGAACTTCCCAGGTAACAGAACTATCAACAGGATTTACTGTTAAATCTGCTTCTGAAATTACAGATAATGTTTTAAGTTTCTATTCTGGTGTTCCATCATCATCTTATGCAATCTTTGATTCTGGATACAAATACATGTATGATAGATTTGGTGACACCTTTAGATATGTCCCTCTGAATGGTGATATTGCTGGTTTGTGTGCTAGAAATGATGCATCTAATTTCCCTTGGTTCTCACCTGCAGGAACCTCTAGAGGTGGAATTTTAAATGCAGTTAAATTGGCATATAATCCATCAAAACAACAAAGAGATAGACTTTATTCTGCAAGAGTAAATCCAGTGATTCTTTCACCTGGAGATGGTATTATTCTCTTTGGAGACAAAACTGGTCTAGCAAAAGCATCTGCTTTTGACAGAATTAATGTTCGTCGTTTGTTTATCTATCTTGAAACTGCAATTAAAGCAGCTGCTAAAGATGTTATGTTTGAATTTAACGATGAGTTAACTAGAAGTTCTTTTGTAAACGCTGTTGAACCATTCCTTCGTGATGTTCAAGCTAAACGTGGAGTTCAAGATTACAGATTAATTTGTGATGAAACAAACAATACTGCTGCTATTATTGATAACAATGAATTTGTTGCTGACATCTATATCAAACCATCACGCTCCATCAACTTTATTGGGTTAACCTTTATTGCTACAAGAACTGGAGTGTCTTTCTCAGAAGTAACCGGAGTTTAATTTAAAGAGGTAAAAAACGATGGCTTTAAGAACTATTTCACAATTTAAGTCAAATTTAGCTGGGGGAGGCACTAGACCTAACTTATTTGAAGTTACTCTTAATTTCCCAACTGCTTCTGAATTACAATTTATGTCTAATGCTGCAACCCCAGCATCCGAAAACGCAACATTAACTGATGTATCGGGAGTTCAAGCTCTTGCACCATTTTTGGTTAAGGCAGCAAATTTACCTGCTTCAAATATTACTCCAATCTCTGTTCCATTTAGAGGAAGGGAATTAAAAGTTGCAGGTGAAAGAACTTTTGATAGTTGGACTATTACAATTATCAATGATACTAACTTTAAAATGAGAACACTTATGGAACAGTGGATGAATTCTATTAACAGATTGACAAATGCTTCTGGAGAGACTAATCCATCAGATTATGATGCTGATATGGTGGTTAAGCAGTTGGACAGAAATGGAAGCACTTTAAGAACCTATAATTTTGTCGGAGCTTTTCCCACAAATATTTCTGAAGTACCACTTTCAATGGATACCACTGATACCATTGAAGAATTTACAGTTGAGTTTCAAATTCTATATTGGAATATTGCTGCTGGATCTGACACCACTAATCAACCTGCAATACAATAATAAATAGATATAATAGTTTAATTCTTATAAAATGACAAAACTTTTTGGGTTTTCTATTGAATCATCGGAAAAAAAATCCAAATCTATAGTTTCCCCCGTTCCTCCTAACAATGAGGACGGGGTTGACTATTTTATTCAATCCGGATTTTATGGACAATATGTTGATATTGAAGGTGTATATAGAACAGAACATGATTTAATTAAAAGATATAGAGAAATGGCATTACACCCAGAGTGTGATAATGCGATTGAAGATGTTGTCAATGAAGCTCTCGTTAGTGATCTTTATGATTCTCCTATAGAAATAGAATTAACTAATGTAAACGCTAGTGATAAACTTAAATCTTTAATTCGTGAAGAATTTAAATATATTAAAGAACTTTTAGATTTTGATCGTAAGTGTCATGAAATTTTTAGAAATTGGTATGTTGATGGGAGAATTTTTTATCATAAAGTAATTGATTTAAAAAAACCAGAAGATGGGATCAAAGAATTGAGATGCATTGATCCCATGAAAATGAGACATATTAGACAAGAAAAAAAACCAAACAAAGGTAATGGTTTGGGTGTTGATCTTTCTAGATTAGATGAAAATAGCAGGACATTTTATCCAGAAGTTGAAGAGTATTACATTTATACTCCCAAACCAAACTATCCACTAGGAATGGTTTCTGGTTCTGGAGGACAAAAAGGAGTTAAAATTGCAAAAGATGCTATTACATGTGTAACATCTGGTCTTGTAGATAGAAACAAAGGAAGCGTTTTGTCTTATCTACATAAAGCAATTAAAGCACTTAATCAACTTCGTATGATTGAGGATAGTCTTGTTATTTACAGATTATCACGCGCACCAGAGAGAAGAATCTTTTATATTGATGTGGGTAATCTTCCAAAAGTAAAAGCAGAGCAATATCTTAAAGAGGTGATGAGTCGTTATCGCAATAAGTTAGTATATGATGCTAATACTGGTGAAGTTCGTGACGATCGCAAATTTATGAGTATGATGGAGGACTTTTGGCTCCCAAGAAGAGAAGGTGGTAGGGGGACAGAAATTACTACACTTCCAGGTGGTCAGAATCTTGGAGAACTTACTGATGTTGAGTATTTCCAGAAAAAACTTTACAGGGCTCTGAATGTCCCAGAATCAAGAATTGCATCTGATGGTGGATTTAATCTTGGAAGGTCTTCTGAAATTTTAAGAGACGAACTTAAATTTTCTAAATTTGTTGGACGTTTGAGAAAAAGATTTGCTCAAATGTTCAATGATATGTTGAGAACTCAATTGATCTTAAAGAATATTGTAACACCAGAAGACTGGGAAACAATGTCAGATCATATTCAATATGATTTTCTATATGATAATCAATTTGCAGAATTAAAAGAGTCTGAACTTCTTAATGGTCGATTAGGAACACTAGCAACAATTGAACCATATATTGGTAAGTATTATTCTGCAGAATATGTAAGAAAAAGAATTCTTCGTCAAACAGATTCCGAAATCCTTGAAATTGATTTACAAATTGATGATGAGATTAAGAGGGGTATTATTCCAGATCCAAATGGAGTGGATCCTGTTACGGGTCAAGCACTGCCTCCAGAAGAACCTGCCGCCGGTAATGGAACAGAAGGAATGGGTCAAGATGCAATGAATATGGGTGAAGTTCCGGCAGAACCAGATTTAGAAACACAAGGTGCCGTTACTGATGCAGAGATGCAAAAGGACGTTAAGAAAGCCCAGATATAAATAAGTTTATACCTAATACCTTAAATTTATGGAAGAAGTTATCGACTTGATTGCAACAGATTCGTCTGCCTCGGAAATTAGTGATAAAATTAAATCTATTTTATTTGCTAAATCCGCAGAAAGAATTGAAACTGCCAAACCATATGTTGCCGATACAATGTTCAATGGTGAATCTGAGACCGGAGAAACAGAGGATCAAGAATAATGGCCAGCACAATTAAGATTCTTGGGGCGGAGGCGGCACTTCCAACGACAACTGGAGCTGCTACAAGTTTTAGTTCGGCAACAGTTGTACGTCTTTTTAATTCGGCAACATCTGCGGATCATTTAGTTACGGTGGTTGAGACACAAGGCGGAACCGTTATTGGGTCTTTCACTTTAGCAAGATCACAATCTGAACTTTTACAAAAGTTACCATCACATTGTGTGTTTGCAGCAAATGCTGCTGTTTTGGGAGCACAAGTAGGATTTACAAATTAAAAAAATGAAACTCATCACAGAAGAAGTACAACAAGTAGAATTCATCACCGAAGGTAAAGGTGGTGGACAAAAATGCTATATCAAAGGCATTTTCCTGCAAGCCGAACAAGTGAATAGAAATGGGAGAATGTATCCCATGTCTATTATGGAAAGAGAAGTCAATCGTTACAATGAAAACTTTGTGGCAAAGGGACGCGCTCTTGGTGAACTGGGTCATCCAGATGGCCCAACTGTAAATCTTGATCGAGTGTCACATAAAATTTGTGAACTTGCACGAGATGGTAATAATTTTGTCGGTAAAGCTCAACTTCTTGAGACACCAATGGGTAAAATTGCACAATCATTAATTAAGGAAGGTGTTTGTCTGGGTGTTTCTTCTCGTGGTGTTGGTTCACTTCGAGTAACCAATGAAGGTCACAAGATTGTTGGTGAAGACTTCATGCTCGCAACTGCTGCTGATATTGTTGCTGATCCATCTGCACCTGATGCATTTG